ACGACCCGCAGCATCGAAGGATTTGGTGCTACGATCTACAAACACCATGCACACGTACACATGGTTGGCGTAGCCCCATACATTCACAGAACTAAACTGAAGGCTTTCTGTGAGCAATTAATGCCTTTGGGATTAGGACGAATCAATTACGTCGCACCCAAAGGTCAGTATCGAGAAGCAGTAGCCCAAGTCGCTGGCTACATCTCGAAGTACCTGGTCAAAGATAAGAGACAGACCAGGACATTTGGAATCATGAGAGGAGCGCAACCCCGACCATCACAACAACAGGGTCGGGAATCGCAAGAATGACACCAGCGGTAGCCATCGCAACCGGGTGTTTTGTCATCATCAGTCCACCGGCAACCATGTAAGAGCCGGTCAAAGCGAGAGCTCCAGCTTCAGCTGGACTAAACAATCCCTCGCCCTGGACTTCTTCACTTAGTGGAATGGTTTGAAGCGTTTGCATGGACTCAAGCCAAGCATCGAAGTATTGATTTTTGGAATAATTCATTCAACCCACTCCTTGAAACAACCTTCACATTGAAAGTGCACGACATCGAAAGACTCGATATGCTGCTGGGAAACCAGCCGGCACCCACAATGCGGACACATTACTTACGTCGAGCCTTGACGGTTCCAACTCGACGACCGTTGAGATATTTGTATTGAACAAGGGTTCCCTTCCGGAACTTACCGGACGATCCCTTCTTCTTGAATGCTTTACCGTAGGTAGTTTTGGATTTTCTTGCCATCATGCACACACTCCTTGAGCGGATGTCAAGAGGGTGGCTCCTGCGCCTGTCACGTACAGAAGTATCGAGGCGAGGAGGTATTCAAGCCTGTTCTGACGTAGATGGTTGAGAGCGGTGACCAAGAAAGCCACCCTCTGGACTGTTGATGCGGTCTCAGCGGCTTCCATTTCAAGCACGCTCCGCATAAACGCCGTGATACGTACCCACGGCAAGGTTGAGAACGACCCGGAAGGCCGTAGACAAACCATGAGGATCTACGCAAATCAACCCGAGGGGCGCGCAGAATCCCGATGCACGTCCGACACGACCGACACCAACTTCAGTGCCGACACGTGCGACGTGTTGCATACCATAGATTGAGTCACCAACGTATGCAGTCAAGTGATACGGTGGTGCATCGTTATCCTCATCCAAATTGGTGATGATATCGTTCATTTGTTCCTCTGAACTGAAATCAAAGATGTTCAGAAGTGGATCAGCGGGAGCATTTGGAGTATCGAGCACAGGAACCTGTGTCTGTGGTTGCTGTCGAATGTCAGCATAACTCTTAATCAAACCAACTGAAGACCAATTGTTTGGTGTACCTACGTGGTCACCAATCATGTGAACCACGAAATCATCTGCCTGTTGCTGAGCGTCACCGTCATCATCAGCGGATACAAACGTACTGTAAACCCAATCCGCTGGAGTCGTGACCGCAGTTGCATATGAAGCATTGATGCTGTAAACTGCGGGCACAGTCGACCCGGTCGTCCTGTGCAAATCACTCATATAGACTTTGAAATCATGATATTTTGGGCGTCCAACCATCGACAATGGTTCGTCGACCATGGCATTCATTTTTTGGAACAGTTGAAAACCACGGTTCCAAGCATTTTTGGTAACCCAATTGTCAGGAAGGGTGTGTAGATCCACGACACCCGTTTCATTGTTGTAAACTTCGATACTGTTTACGTAATAGTAAACACCCTGTCGGTAAAATCGACGATTAATCGCACTAAGAGCCTGTGCAATATCGATGAATTGAGTCGATGCCCCATCGAACTCAAATGACAACCGAGTGACGGTTGGTGATGTCTTTTTGTATTTCTTTGCTGGGAGATTTGCGCCTGCCATGACTACTCCTATCATGATAGGGTTATTAGCCATTACGATGGCGCTTAGTGAATGGTCTTGAGAAGATTGGTGCTGGAGGTGCGGCCGAACATGTTCGTGTATACATTTATATACATAAAGCCCCTAGGAGTATCATGGCCGAAGAACGACCACGAATAGCCGCTTGGAGTTACACTGAAAATCGATACATCGTATTAGAAGAACGATGTCGATGTAAAATCCCCTGTATTGCATATTGTTTAATCAGGTGATCATTATGGCTGCGATCTATTACAAAGTAAAGCTCGATGGAAAATGGGTGTTCAGAACGACACCAGAAGGTTGTGAATGTCGCAACTGCAAAGACATTTGTTGGCAGTGCGAAATAGCCCACATCGATGGAGTGTGTCCAAATGAATGATTCATTCCCCCATCGATGTCCTTACTGTGGAACCTACAAAATAGGCCTACATGCCCTTGGCATCCACATGGATCATTGTGCAACCTATCGAACGAAACCCATGCCCGAATAGGTTGTAATTATGTCCCCTAAACAAGTAAAGAGAGAGTTTGGGTTCACCTGTCCCGAATGTCACTTTGTGCCGGACAGGGATTCAGAAGATGACTTCATTCGAACTCATCGGATCTCTAAGCGAACCGGAGAACGTGCTTCACGCAACGTACGATGGCCGGTACGCTGTGCTTTGTGTGAACGGAACAAAAAGCGGTATCAACGCATGCGACGTCGATTAGAGAAAATATGGGCGGTTTCATGGGCGCAACCCGCTAACGTCTACAAGCGACCGAAATTAATCACGTTCGCTTTGCCTTCGATATGGACCTTCGAAGAATCCGGTGAAGACCAGGTCCAACAACTGAATAAGATTCTTCCACGTGCCCGAGAGATTCTGCAATCAAACAACGTGAAAGGCGGAACGTACGTACTCGAATGTACGACCCGCAGCATCGAAGGATTTGGTGCTACGATCTACAAACACCATGCACACGTACACATGGTTGGCGTAGCCCCATACATTCACAGAACTAAACTGAAG